TTATAATTATATAAAATATATGGATATTAAAACCGAATTAATTGAAAACGAATTGAAAGAACTTCAGAATAATTTAAAAGATAAAGAAATTATTTTAATAAAATTTACAGCTGATTGGTGTGGTCCATGTAAAGCAATAAAACATATATGTGATGAGTATAAAGAAAAATTAAATAAAAATGTTAATTATTATGAGATAGATATAGACGAGTCATTAGAATTATATATAAAATTAAAATCATTAAAACAAGTAAATGGAATACCGGCTATATTATGTTATGAAAAGAAAGAAGAAAGAGAATATTGGTATTGTCCTGATGATTCATGTTTAGGTGCTAATAAACAAAATGTGATAGATTTTTATGAAAGATGTATAAAAAAAATAAATTAAAAATTTATATACAAATAAATAATTAAGTTATAAATTATATACTTAATGATTAAAATATATAATTTAAATAATATATTTTTATAATATTTTTTGCATTTTATTAATAAAATCATTTAAATTAATATAGTTGAATTCTACATGACCTTCCCATATATATTTGCAAAATGGATGAATAATTTTGTTTTCAAAATTATAATGTTGATTGTAATTTTTAAGCAAATAATTTTTAACTTTATCAGGTAAAAGTTGTAAACTATTTTTGGGTAATACATAACTTAAAGTAATAATTGGATTAATATTAATAAAATTTTTAATAGGAATATCTATTTCTGTATCAAAATAAGGTATATTTTTATATAAATCCATAATTAAAGGCGGATAGTTAAAATTATAAAAGTATTCCCAATTTAAACAATCAGAAGTATAATAATTAAAACACCATAATAGTATTTTAAGATATTCATATGATAAATTTGAAATAAATTGTCTATTATTATTTATATCTATATCAAAAATTGAATAATAATATCTATTTTCCCAATATTTTTCATGAGGATTAATAAAATTAATATAATTTTTATCCCAAGATGGTTTATTATTATATTTAAATAATTTTTCTTCTTCATTAGAATTTTTAATAAATTTATTTTTATTCAATATATCAAAATTATTTTTGATGTAAACTTCTTCATTTTCAGCAATTTTTTTAATAAAAAGTTTAAAATTTTTCCAATAGATTTTATTATTTATATTATCCGTTAAAAACATATCTGAATTAATTGTAGTTTTATATATTTCTATTAATATATCAATTCCATTAGTTCTAATATTAATAGATGGAGAATGTGGAATAAAATCATTTCCAAGTAAGAAACATATAAAAATATAATCACTAATTTTTGAAAAATAATTAGAGTCATTATTAAAATTATAAGATTTGTTGGTTAAAATTTTGTATATTTCTTGTCCAAGAAGAGATATATTCATATAATATTGTTCATTTTTATCATAATTAGAATCTATAGATTTAATAAATTCTGGAGTCTCTCTAAATAAATAAATATTTTCAGAATATTTAATATGGTTAAGAGATAACATAATTAGGTCAGCATCCATACCATAAATTAAAATATTTTCTTTATCAATATCTTTAAAATTTCTAATATGTTTAAATATTTTATGTTCTCCTTCACCATTTACATCTGATAAACTTAAAATATATTTATTTTCAGTATATTTATTTTTTAATTCAAAATTTAATTTATTCATAAAATGTGTTCCTGGTGTAATAGATGCAGTATCCCATGGTTTCTTTTTATTGAAAAGAATTTCTAAATATTGACTTTTATATCTTCTATTTTTTTGTTGATTCAATTTAGCAAAAGGAGGAACACCATCAAATGCAATATATATATATTTATTTGGTTTAATAGATTGGATGATATTATCAATTTTTTGTAATACATTATTAATTATAAATTTTTCAAACTGATTTTGATTTTCAAATTTTTCAAAATTAATTGAATCATAAATTAATGAATTAGCGTCTATATATAAAGCGGAAATATTATTAATATTTTTAATATTATCAATAATATGTTTATGATTTTTAATAATGTGTGTAAAATAGTAAGGTATTCCCATACGTTATTTTATAAAATAATATAAAATATAATTAAATCAATTTTAATATAATATTAATAAAAAAATTGTATTAATATGCAAAGATTGTTAATAAAAATTTATATTTCTATATAATAGAATGATAAAATCTAATAATTTAATAAATAATAAAATAATATTCTTCAAAAATGTTTTAGAAGAAATTCAAATTTCAAGCTATAAATATATGTTATTAAATATTTTATCAAATAGTGATTATAATATTTGTTTAGAATCTATTGAAAAAATAGTAAATTTAATAAATACAATAAATGAAGATAATTTAATTCTAGAATTAGAATATATACAAAATAGTATATCTTCATTAATAAAAAATTATGGTGTATATAGTTTTACTTCATTTTTAAAAATTTTATTAAATAAAGATTTTATAGAAAAAAATGTAAAAAACAATTTATTATTAAAAAAATTTGAAGTAATAGAAAAATATTTACATCCAATAAATTATAAAGTAATAAATTGGAACAATAAATTATATAATAAAAATGATGAAACAAATAAAGTTATAAAAAATAAATTAATAGATGATAAAATTTTAGTAGAAGAATCAAATATGTTTGAATGTTTTGATTTAATGAGAATAACAAATAATTTTAATATTCGTATTTATGGAATAAAGTTGATAATTCATGATAAAGAAAATAAGAGAACTTTAAATATTAACTGTATAATTGATAATTTAATTATAGATAATATGCAATTATCATTTATTGAAGATAAAATAAAAAGTTTAAATAATTATATAATTGATATTGAAAAAATAGATAATTCTGATATAATAAATTATTGGTCGAATTATATGGAATTATTAAATATAAAAGATTTATTAATTTATAGTAATGAAGAAATTTTTAATAAATTTAATTTTCTATTAAATAATCTTAATAAGATTGAACAAAAATCAATAAATGTATTAGTAAATGATTTTATTCAAAGTGATTTATTTGAACAAAGACAGATGATAATAAATTTATTATTAAATAATAATAAATCAGAATATCAATATATTTCATATTTATTATATGATATATTATCAGGTGAAATTGTAAATAATAATGATTCTTTTGAACAAAAACAATTATTAAATAGCCTTCCGATAAAATATAAAAAATTATTTAAAGATGCTATGTATAAAACAATAGAATATACAACAAATCTTTCTGATTTTGATAATAATAAGATTCCATTGGAACAACAAATATGTTTATTAAAAACAAATAATAATGTTAAAGAAAAAGCCATGCAAAAATTAAAAGAAATAAAATCAAAATCTGAAGATTCGGGTTCAAAGGCTCGTCAATATTTAGATGGTTTATTAAAAATACCGTTTTCTATATTTAAAACTGAAGATATATTATTAAAAAAAAATGATATTATAAATTTATACAATGATATAAAAGATATTCATAAAAGTTCATATAATATTTTAAAAAATATTATAAGTACAGATATAAATAATTTTATAGATTTATTGAATGAAAAAATATTGAATAATTTGGATTTAAATACTATTCAGATAATTGATTTATCGAAGACAGTAGATTCAAATATAAATCATCTATTAAATGTATTATGTATTAATATAATAGATAATTTATCAAAAAAAAAAAATATAATTTCATATTTAAAAAATTTAGAGTGTGTGCTTGAAAAAAGTAATATAAATATTTTTACTGATTTGAAGAAAAATTTATTAGAAAAAAAAACAACAATACAATTAAAGAATGATATAAAGATTATTATTGATAATAATAAAAATAATAGAATAGTTTTATTAGAATTTATTAAAGAATTTAATAATAATAATGATTTAATTTATAACTATTTTTTGAATATAGAAAAAAATTTCTCTTTAATAATAAAAAATAATAAAGATGTTGTAAATTATATAAATAATATAAATACTATCTTAGATAATTCTGTACATGGTCATAAAAATGCAAAAAATCAGATAGAAAGAATTATTGGTCAATGGATAAATGGTGAAATGACAGGATATTGTTTTGGTTTTGAAGGTCCGCCTGGTGTTGGTAAAACAACATTGGCAAAAAAAGGTTTAGCAAATTGTTTAACAGATAAAAATAATGAATCAAGACCATTTTCTTTTATTGCATTAGGTGGTTCTTCAAATGGTAGTACAATTGAAGGACATAATTATACATATGTTGGTTCTACTTGGGGAAAAATAGTAGATATTTTAATAGAAAAACAATGTATGAATCCTATTATATTTATAGATGAGTTAGATAAAGTAAGTAAAACGGAACATGGAAAAGAAATAATAGGAATTTTAACACATTTAACCGATACAACTCAAAATGAAAGTTTTCAAGATAAATATTTTTCTAATATAGAATTAGATTTATCAAAAGTATTATTTATTTTTTCTTATAATGATGTTGAACAAGTAGATAAGATTTTATTGGATAGAATACATAGAATAAAATTTGATAATTTAAATTTGGATGAAAAAATTACTATTTGTGAGAAATTTTTATTACCTGAATTTTATAAAAAGTTTGGATTAGAAAATATAATAGATTTTGATTCTGAATTAATAAAATATATAATAGAAAATTATACTAATGAACCGGGTGTAAGAAAATTAAAAGAAATATTATTTGAAATAGTATCAACAATTAATTTAAAACTTTTAAGAAATATAGAATCGCATACTATTCCATTTATTGTAACTAAAGAAATAATTCAAACAATTTTAAAAGATAAATTGAAAATAAGATATGTTAAAATAAATTTAACTTCGGAGATAGGTTTAATTAATGGTATGTGGGCAAATTCATATGGCAATAGTGGTATATTACACATTGAAACAAAATATTTTTGTACAAATAATTGTTTGGAATTTAAATTAACAGGTATGCAAGGAGATGTTATGAAAGAGAGTATGAATGTCGCAAAAACATTAGCATGGAATTTATTGAATGAAAATCAAAAGAAAAATTGTATAAAGAGTTTTACTGATACAAAAAATCAAGGTATTCATATTCATATTCCAGAAGGAGCAACACCAAAAGATGGTCCATCTGCAGGTGCAGCAATAACTTTAGCTATATATAGTTTATTTACAAATAGAAAAATTAGAAATAATTATGCAATAACTGGAGAGATATGTTTATCCGGTAAAGTAACAGCCATAGGTAGTCTTGATTTAAAGATTTTAGGTGGTATAAGAGCAGATGTGAAAAATTTTTTATATCCAAAAGAAAATAATTTAGATTTTAAAAATTTTTATGATAAACATAAAGACAAATTATTAGAATATGAATTTCATGAAGTATCTTCGATTCAAGATGTAATAAAATATATGTTGTTATAGAAAATTTAAATATTATTTATATATAAATGCCTGAAGAACAAATAATAGATTCAGCTAGAGAAATAATAACTCGTTCTATGACAATTACAAAACTACTAGAAATATTTATATATTTAACTCCATTTTTTACAATATTTTTTTTATTTATTTTTTCAATTTTAACAAATAATATATTAAAAGGTCTAATATTTTTATCTGGAATACTATTTACAGTATTTATAAATTATTTATTAATGAGTACTATAAGATTAAAACAAAATGTAAATGCTTCATTATTTTGCAATTTATTTCCAAAACCATTTTCTTTTAGAGATCAAGACGGATTTTATATGGCACCATCAATAAATGCTACTTTATTAACATTTTGCTTAACATATTTAATTTTACCAATGATAATTGTAGACAAAAAATATAATTATCCTTTATTATTTATATTATTAGTACTATTAATATCAAACATTATTACTGAATATTTCTCAAACTGTATAAATATTGCAAGTGCTGGAATGGGTATATTATTAGGTGCAGGTTTGGGAACAGCATATTATTTTTTTATAAAGATTAATGATACATCTAATAAAGAAGTCTCTAATTATTTAAAAATTCCATCAAGTGCACAAATGTGTAGTAAACCAGGTAAAAAAAACTATAGGTGTAAAGTTCATGATAGACGTAGAAATCCACATTCAGTAGTAGATCCAGCTACAGTTAGTTCCACATGAACATAGTCACACTCATTAATATTTAAATGTAATTTATAAAAAATATAAATTGAATTTTTAATATATTTGTAAATATTTTATATGATGATAATATAAAATATTTATAATGAATTTAACAAATTTTTCAAAAATATTTAGTTTTATTTTACCATTACTAATTTTATTTATATTATTTATAAATAGTATTATATATAATGATTATCTAAAAATTATAATATTATTTTTGGGATTATTTATATTAATTATTACTAATTTTATTTTAAAAATAATGATTAAAGAACCAGTAAATTTAAAATCAAATCCATTATGTAATGTATCAAATTATTTAGTATTAAATTCTATAGGTAATGATAGAAATAATTTGATTATAAAAATCATTAATGTTTTTCTTGATGGTTTAACAAGATATACTATGCCTCCATTGGGTATTTCAGTAATTTCTTTTATAACAAGTTATTTAATTTATCCAATGATTCAAAATAATAATTATAATTATTCTATTTTGATATTATTATTTATTTCATGTATATTTGTTTTTGTAAATGATTATTATAATTTATGTAGTAATTTTGTTGGTTTAATTTTTGGAATATTATTAGGTATTTTAATATCAATAATATATATTTCATACATAAATATATTAGAAACTAAAAATAGAAAATTGTTATATTTTTCATATATTCCTCAAAAAAATAATAAATGTAAACAAGTTGGAAATACTTTTATTTGCAATAAACACACTAATTCAAAAAGTTTAAAATATGAAAATGATACAAATAATAATAATTCAACTTCTATGTTAGATAAAAATATTTATAAATTACCATGTACATATAATACATCTTTAGGTTCTGGTCCTGTAGATTGTTCAAATTATTTATTACCTATTAGAAAAAAAAATAAATGTGATGATCTATCAAACTTCATGAAGTGTGGTACATGTTTAACTGATATAGATGAAAACGCAAAAGATTCAAGTAATATTCCATATTTTCCAGATAAATATAGAAATAGAGATTTAAATAGTCATGATGATAATCCAATTTATAAGAGTAGAATAACTAATTGTGAAACAGAACCATCTTTTAATTTAATAAGTTTACCCGATACTGTTTTAGGAACAAATTATTATGCATTAGATACAAATGATAAAGACATATGTACTGTTGTATCATCTACTTTAGGATGTAATCATGATAAATTTTCAAATAGAGAAATATGTAACCAAGGTTCGAAATTTTTAAATAAGAAAAACTTAGCTAATTATTCTTTAATGAGATGTCCAACTTTTAATAATAAAGTAAAAGATATAAAAATAAATATATATACTTTGGATGAAGGTGCTTCAAATAAAAGAGGAACACTTTTGAAAGAAATAAAATAAAATAAAATATTATATTATATATTTTTTTATTATTTGAAGTTTTTTTATAATATTAGGAATTACATTTTGTCTGATAAATGTACTAGCCATTAGTTCTGGTACATTAGATTTTTTTGAAAATATAATAATAAAATTATTAATAACAGCATCTATATTAATTTTTTTATACATTTCTAGTTGATAAAATTCAAATTCTTTTTTTTTTAATTTTTTATTTACATGATTATGAAAATTAAAAATATATTTCTCCATTTCTATTTTTGAATTAATAATATTAAAATTAGTTTTTGATATAACTTCTTTTGCATCTTTTGAACAATCAGGACAAGGTAAGTTATTTGATATAGTTTTGAAGATATATAAAAAATCTTCCTTGAATTCATGAAATTTATTATCATCTAAATTATGTATTAAACCATGAAATAGGTACCATACAGTGTTTCCCCATGTTTTAACATCCACAGACATTTTTAATATAAAAATATATTAAAAAATATATATTAAACCATAATTAATATATATTTATAATGGATTTAAAAGATATTTTTAATACAGTTTTAGAAAAAGATGATATAGATTTAAATAATAGATGTTTAATAAGTCAAGAAGTATTAGACGAAAATTATATAAAATTAAGTTGTAATCATTCATTCAATTATATTCACTTATATAATGAAATATATTATCAGAAAATAAAAAAAATTTTAGATAATAAAAAATTAAAAATATTTCAGATAAAATGTCCATACTGTAGAGAAAAATCAGATTTTTTATTACCATATTATAAATATTATAATGTAAAAGACATAAGGGGTGTAACAAATCCTACTCGTTTTTGTTTGACAGAATCTAGAAATAAATGTGAAATTTGTAATGATAATGGTTGTGTTACAAAGAAAGGTATTTTTTGTAATAAGCATACAAAAATAAATTTCGAACAAGAAAATATCTTAATGAATAAAGATATAACAATATTTAATAAATTAAAAAAACTAAAAAAAATAGAGTTAGTAGAAATTTTAAAAAAAAATAATATTAAAATTTCCGGAAATAAAGATGAATTAATAGAACGTATATTAATAAATAAAATAAATATAGATAAATAATTAATATTAAATTATATGAGTAATCAAAATAAAGAAGCAATACTTGAAAATATTAGAGAGTGGATTGTAATTAATAATAAAATACTTGAATTACAAAATCATTTAAAAAAATTAAAAGAAGAAAAAAAAAAATTTTCAAATAATTTAATAAAAATAATGGAGGCAAATGAAATAGATGAATTTAATATGAATAGTAATAAATTAGTACATAAAAAAATAAAAACTAAAGCATCTATAAATAAAAATTATTTGTTAAATATTTTAGGAAATTATTTTGAAAATAATCCAGAAATAGATAATGAAGATTTAAGCAAATTTATTTTAGATAACAGACCTATAAAAGAAAATTCATCTTTGGTTATTAAAGAAAATAAATAATATATACAAATATTAATAATATTATGAATACAATTATTATTAATATAGTACTGATTGGATTAATAACAATAGTAGGTAAAATTTTTGGTAATTTTTTTGATATACCTATTTCATATTATATGCCTATAGTAATATGGTTTGTTGCTTTATGTATATTTAATATGTTTTTAGAAAAAAATCATGTAAATATATTTGATAATTTTTAAAATTATAAAAAATATATTATTTTTTAGATATTATTATTTCATTTAGCATATTATTTGAAATATCAACTTCTAGATTATCATATATTTCATTTGTTGTTGGTTCTCTCTTATATTCATCACTAAAAGTATTTATAAAATTTTCAACTATAATAGATTTTCGCTTAATTTCTGTATTATCTTTTATATTATTTATAAAATTTTTAATATTACGTTTTTTAATACTTTCAGGATCATCTTTATATAATATATTTTTTGTTGTTTCTAAATTATCACAAATTTCTGGTTTATATAAATTTTTATATTTTTCTTGACTAAACTTTTTTTTAAATCTTTCTATAACACTTTTATCTATAGATGGACTTGTCTCCATAAGTCTATCAAATTCTTCTTTTGATAATTTTAAGAATTGAAATGGTGGTATTCTTTCTATTCTTGATTTTGATATCTCTAATTTTATATTTCTATAAAATTTATCCCAACTTATAGTAGAAACTCTATGTGCTTCATTTAATTCTGTTACTTTTAAAAATTGTTGTATTGTTGTAATAATTCCTGCAAAAATATTAATAGAACCTACTATAACTGAATATAATGGTTGATAATTTTCTGGTATTCTTTCTTGTGCAAAATTTGCTGTTCCAGTTAAAGTACTCATTATTATAACTGGAATTGTGAACCATGTATTTTTTCTAGAATAATTATTTCTACACTCTGCATGTAACCATCTATAACATAGAGCTTTATCTGCCCATTCAATTAAAATTACTTCATGTTGTTTTGACCATTCCATATTTACAGAAAGAGTTAAATCATTAGAATCTGTATTTGTTGATATAATATTATTTTCTGTATTAGAAACTTTTTCATCATCTAAATTGTTTTTATTATTCATTTTATAATATAGATATAAAAATAATAGAAGTATTATAATTATATGAATAAAACAAAAGTTGCTTTGTTAATTGTGACTACTAGTAATAAAAGAGATAATTGGGTAAACATAAAGGATAGTGATTTATTTAATATGACTCTTAAGAGTTTTCTTTTAACTCAGGATAATAATAATTTATATAAATTTTATATCGGTATAGATAAAGATGATAGAATTTTTGATAAAAAATATGAACAAGAACAAATAATACGTTTCTCAAAAGCATTTCCACATGTAGAATTTGAATTTATAACATTTGATAATAATAAAATTCCCAAAGGCCATTTAACTATAATGTGGAATATTTTATTTAAAAAAGCATATCACGATAATTATGATTATTTTTATCAATGTGGTGATGATATTGTTTTTAGAACAAAAGGCTGGGTAAATGATTCTATTCAAATTTTATCCCAAAAAAGAGATATAGGTTTAACAGGGCCAATTAATAATAACAATAGAATACTTACACAATCATTTGTATCAAGAAAACATATGGAAATATTTGGTTGGTATTTTCCTGAAGAAATAAAAAACTGGTGCTGTGATGATTGGTATAATATGGTTTATTATCCAAATTATTTATATCCATTAAAAAATCATTATGCAGAAAATAAAGGCGGGCCACCAAGATATGATATTAATAATGACCCAAAATTTACGGGAAAATCAAATATGATGTTTGAAAATAATGTAAATACTTTAAGAAATGATACTTTAAATATGGCAAATAAACATAAAAAATTTATAGAAGACTATATAAAAAAAATGGATAATATGTAAATTATAAATATTGTAAATAAATATTTATAATTTTTAAGTTTATACAAAATCTTCTTTTGATGTTGAAAATTCATTTGCAATCTTTATATCATCACAAATTTCTTGTAAATATAATTTTAATGTTTCAAATTTGACAGGTTTTAAATTTAAATTTTCAATATTATTAATTTCTTTAAATGTTTCAAGAAAATCATTATAAAAATCATCATAATTCATCTCATCTATAGAGTTAATGAATTCTAAGTGTAAACATGCCATTTTTTGAATATTTGTTGCATATTTTTCTATTTGAAATTCACCAATATTACCTTCATTAACAGCTAAATATATTGCATATGATTGGCAAAAACTATTTGTTCTAGGTACTTGTATTTTACTTTTAAATGAATCAAACGTATTATTATTTATAGATGCATACCAATGTCCTCTATTAAAATAAATTGATACTTTTGTTTTTTCTTTATCTTTTTTATAGTCATCTCGTGAGTTATATATTGATACATTATTCATATGTTCATCTAACTCTTCTTCTGAAATATTCTGATGTTTTTTTTTATATAAAAATTTATAAAATTCTGGCATATAAATACCTGATGATGAAACAGAATTAATAATAGTTTGAAATTTATTGTCATTATTAATCATTTCATAATATTTTCTTTTTCCTTTTGCAAATTTTTTCATTTTATTGTATTTTGTTTTTTTTCTTTTTGTAAAATTGTTTTTTTTATATTTTCTCTTTTTTGTAATTTTTTGTGAATGTTTATTAATTTTATTTGTTTTATTCATTTTATTTATTTTATTCATTATATATAATAATTATTATAAAAAATATATTATTATCAATAATTTTTTTATTTAAAAATTAAATACAATATATTATATCATTAAACATATTACCATCTTTATTTATTTTTTGTAAAATACCAATAGGAGATTTATAATTATTATTTAAATACTATTTAAATAATATTTGAATAGTATATTTAATATTATTATGACAGAGCCTTCATCTTTTTGTACTATATGTACTTATACGTGTTATTTTGAATTTATTGGATTAGCATATAGTTTAAGTATTCATCATCCAGGTGCTAAATTTTATTGTATGTTGGATACTAAAACAAAAGAAGAATTAGATAATTTAACATTAAAACCAAATTTAGATATAAAAGTAGTATTAAATCTTGATAAATATACAGGATTAAATAGACAAAAAATGGAACAAATGAATATTTTTAAAGATTTTTTATTGAATAAAGCAGAAATAATGAAATTAGCATTAAAAGAATGTTATGATACAATGTTATTGGACTGTGATATTGTATTTTTTCAACCAATAAATAATATTGATAAAACAAAATGTCTTGGATTATCACCTCATTACATTAAGAAAGAAAATACAGATGAAGTAGGATATTATAATATTGGAATAATGTGGACAAAAAATATTGAAGTTGTGAATGACTGGATTGAGTTTACAAAAGTATCACGATATTTTGAACAAGCATCATTAGAAGATTTGGCTAAAAAATATTCTTATCAAACATTTGATGAGAATATAAATCTTATGCCTTGGCGTCTATTATTATCAGATAATCCACAGCAAATTATTGATAATATTAATTTAAAAAATAATGATTTATACTATAAAGATAAACCATTAATTTTTGTTCATACACATTTTCTAGATGGAAGATTTAAACAATTTAATAATCTTATTATTAATGCTCTTAGAAAATTAAAACGTTATAAAGAATTATTAATTATTGACAGAATTATAAATAAAAATTGGATTATTAAAATACCAAAACAACCACAACAAGGTATATGGAGACACGCAAATGATAGTTTTAGAGAATTGGTAGTATTATATAAAAAAAATAATAAAGATATTGTTATTGATTTAACAGATGGTGGGCATTGTATGTTAGGAAACCATATTTTACTATACGATAGACCAACCCAAGAATGGTTTAATCAAGATTTACTAAATACTAGTTTAATATTATTGGGTAATGGAGATATTAATCGAGAAGGTAAAATATTAAAAGATAATGATTTAAATGTTAAACCTTGGATATTTTGGCCTCGAAGACCATTTATAATTGAGAAATTTTTAGAAAATAATAAAATAAAATCTTATAATGGGAGAACAGTAGAATCCATATTTATTGGAAATATTGAAAATAATGTACAAAATCAATATAGAAATACAAATAATAATTGGGAAAATGTATTGGATGTTTATCATTGTACCCAAGGAACACAACATAAATTTTCACAAGAAGAATATTTGGAAAAATTAGCAAATGCAAAATATGGTTTATGTTTGAGAGGTTATGGTTCAAAATGTCATCGAGAAGTAGAATTAATGGGATTGGGAACTGTTCCAATTATTACAGAATCAGTTTGTATAGATTCTTATATGAATCCACCACAAGAAAATATACATTATATAAGATGTAATAATCCAGAAAAATTAAAAGAAATTTTATCGAAAATTAGTGAAGAAGAATGGGAAAAAATGTCGAATAATTGTTATAGATGGTATCAAACAAATGTACATTCAAAAAATAGTTTAAAAATGTTTTTAACAAAAATATTTTATAATTAATTGTTAATCATAAAATAAGAATAATTATTTTACACCTTTGAACATTTTAAACGCCGACCTTCATATTATTTCTTTTGCTTTATATAATAATATTTATGAAAATTTATACTCTAACTCTTTTAATTTTTCAAAGGTGTTTTTAAATGATTTATTGTTTAAATTGTTTTTGCTATTAAACTTTACAAATAATCCATCACGGGTTAAATCTTTTATTTGCCATTTTTTATTACCTAAATAGCCGTTTACATTATTCAACAATCTTACTATATAAAACCAAATATCATCACCTGTAGGACAAGTATTTAAATATATTTTATCATTAAATATTAAATCATGAGTTTTGTGGAAAAATTGAGGTTTGTATAAAATACCGCCTTTTCCAGTAAAAAAATTATATAAGTATAAATCTTGTAATTTGAGATGTTTTAGATAATCAAAATTTTCAAGCTTATCAAATGATGGTGTAAATCCTCTATAACCAATAACACACTTATGTTTATGATAATCATTTACTAAATTTTCAATTAAATTGGTGTCATAAATATTATCATCATCAATTGTTATAATTATACAATCTTCGTCCCATTTATCTTTCAATAAGGGTAATAATTTACGATATGAACCTATATTTTTTACCCATTTTATATCAATAATTGAATTGTCATTAATGTATTTTAATAATTTTAAGTTTGTAATTTGTTTGTCTTTAAAACCATCATCAAGTATATATGGTTCTTCGGATAAATACAAATATATTTTATCTGGTGGTCTTGTTTGTTTCATTATAGATTGTAGTGTTTCTGTTAAAATGTCTTGATTTTTAAAGATACTGGTTAAAGATATATATACTGGATTTTTTTTATTAATTTGAAAAAAACGATGTTTATATTTTTGTTCGTTCAAATATTCTTTAAAATGATAATCTTTTAATATTCCTGCTCTAACATAATTTGAACACAAATTATCCAAATGAGGTAAATTAGTATCATCAAATAAAATTATTGTTTTATCGTGACATAATTTTAAACATAATTCCATATCTTTTATTGCCCCTTCTAATGTATGGTCACCATCTATATGAATAAAATCAAACTGTCTATTTTCTTTGATAAGTTGTGGTAATCCCACATCATATGAACTACCTGGTATTAAATCTAGACCATTAAATTCAGAACTTAATTTATCAAAACATGGTATTACATATTTATGTTCGTTTAAATCAAGGCAAGTTATATTTATATCTGGCAGTAATATTTTCATTAATAAACAACTAAATCCTGCATTAAATCCTATTTCAAGAATTGTTTTGGGTTGATTTTTTTTTAATACATTATAAATATTCCATCTTTTATTTGATAAACTACTACTTGTATCTTCAAAAGAATTATGACCAGAATAGATATTTCCTTCTAAGTTTACATTTAAATTTTTTATAATTTTCATAAGCTGTGTTTCTATATAATTTTTCCAATTATTAGTTAGTGATAAATATGCATTATCTTTTTTATAAATATAAAAATCACTAGGTGAAGTATTATCATTATTTTGACCCAAATTTAATTGTTGAAATTTATTTGGTATATGTTTTACTAATTGCCATTCTGGTAAATTACTTTCAATATAATTAGAAAACTTTCTAAATTTAACATGAATTGCATGATTTATATCTTCATTTTTTGCATAAATGATAACATATTTTTTGGACATTGAGAAAAGATTTTCCATATATTCTTTATATACGTGTTCTTCAATTAAATGGTAAATTACATCACAACTTAATACCAAGTCTGCTTTCAAATTATTATAAATATTATCAGTATGAATAAACGTCTTGGTTTTATCATCTTTAAATTCTTCTTTACATTTGGATATAATAAATTCACTTACATCAATTCCAGTATATATTAAATTTTCTGTATTAATTAATTTTAATTGATTACCATCGCCAACACCATAATCTACTATTGATTTGATTTTATTTTTTTTGATAAATTTATTTATTACATCTCCTTTAAATTGAGCCAAATTGTTATAGCTTCCTGCACCAGAATTTCCTCCTTCTACATATCTATTATTCCAATATTTTTTTGAGTCAAACATTATATATTATAATATATATTATAATATGAATAACTATCCATAAAAGCAGTGATTATAAATTATTAGCAGTTAAATATTATTTATCTAATTCTAAAAATCAACTACATACCTGTAAAATATTCGGTTGTTCTGAAATGAGTTTAATGATGTGGTTAGATAAATATAAATCTAATAATAATATAACATGAAAGAAAAGAGATTATACATCATATAAAATTACTAAATAGTCATAGTTCATTTATAAAGTAAAAACTTAAACAAAATAAAATTATAAAATGAATGCATTTGGGTTAGGTAATTATAGCTTTATTGATAAATATTTAGTAAAATGTGATTTTGGTAACCCGAAATATTTATTAAAATTTAATGAGAATTATTCAAAATTTATTTCTATTAGAAAATATAATTTTG